CATATGAATATGCGCTTGCGTTAACTATTGCCATCTATTAGTCCAGAGTAATATCTAAATCACCAGCAGGCACTCGGAATACGTCGCCAGTTGAGATTGTTTTAGAGCTGGTCAATGCGGCGTATGCCATTAAGTTTCCGCCGGTTGATGCATCCATCACGCCAACGTGCGATACGGTTCCAAAAGTAGCAGTTGCGGTTGGATACTCAACGGCGCCAGTGTTTGATGCCGTGTTACCGGATACAGTAAACGCAACAGTTTGTCTGGCGTATGCTGTGCCACTTGTTGTAACTTCTGTACCACTGGCATCTTCGTCTGGATTAGACGTAAACAACGCCAAATGCATTGTCCCCGGAGCTGTGTATGCTGCTGCGCCAAAGACATGATCCAGTATCTCAGTTTCTAAGAAATTTGAAAAACTCATCCTAATCCTCTCACTTTAAGTGTTAAACCAGATCCAGAATATCTGGCCTGCTCTGAACTTTCGTTTAATCTCATGACTGCTGCCGCGTACATCTGCGCCCAAACAACCATTCTTTCATCTTCCTGCAAGTATGGAGCAGAATGCATAAGGCTTCCATATAAATATACATCAGGATATTCTTCTATCAACCAATTAGTTGCAGATGCTGACAATGCAGGGATCTTTTCGTAGAAAAGCAACTCTATTTCGTACTGAGCATCTGGCGTCGGATACAACTGAAACTGGTTGGCAGCCATACAATAATACTCAGGGCGACCGGCCATATCCTCTTGCCCAGCCCGTTTATCAGACATCGCAGCCCGTGATATTAGATCCAATGGCGTCGTTCCCGTGCCAATGACGTGCGCCCTGATATTCTCAAGCCAAGTGGCTGGCACTTGCATATACTCGTCGCCAGCATCTTGCTGTCCGTTTGATCGGGCCTCCATATCGTAATGCCGAATGTCTCGATTTAACTGTGCCTCGGCCAACTGAATGAACGTTGGGATGATGCTCGTTAGATCGCTTCGATTAAGATAATCGGCGACCGTTGATTGCAGCGTGGTGTAATTTGTAATGGTCATTGCGCTAATAATCCTTGTCTAGTTTGCAGTCCCAAACGTCTGTAATCATCATAAGACATTCCAGCTGCGTTGCCTTGTTCTCCATCATATGCTGATTTGTTGTTAGGAAGTGGAAGTGCGGCCCATATCCCAGAGCCGATTTTAAGTGCTTCATCAATAGGAATGTTTGGATCTTTAAGTAAATCGCCCATTGATTGAGTTGGACGTTTTTTCTCCATAACAAAGAACTCGGCCATCTTTCGCTGATTCTCTTCACTGAACGTGTCCGTCTCTGGATCAAGCCCCGCTTGAACGGCCAACTGCATAATTTCATTAGGCAGTAACTGATACTGGCCCAGCGCACCGCTACTAAATGGCGTAGCGCCAGCAGCCTTGGCAAATCTTGAAGCCTGCATGATAGGCAGATATTGCAACGGCGATAATGCATTGCTTAACGTATTGCCTGCGCCTTGCAATGCGGTTGGATTGCCGCCAAACGACTCAACATCCATAACGCCTTGCATTAACGGGTCAAGAGTTGGATTTGCTGGCAACGATGAGAATGAATCGCCTCGCCTAGTATATTGAACGTCATTTGCCAACTTGTTATAAAAACCTTTTGTGTCGCCGCCAGTGATGCCTCTTAACCGATCAACCATTTCTGGCCCTGATTCTTCTGCCCTTTGAGCGGTTTTTGATCCAATGTATGCGTCAACATCTTGGCCAGTGTATCCAAGATCTTTTTGCAGCTTTATTGCGTCTTTGATCTTTTTATCCATACCAGACAGAGATCGCTCCTGCTTGGTGATTGGCATTTTAATCATATCTAACAATGCTTTGAATGGGATGGCCATGTATGTCCTTAGAATCCGAAAAACGCGCCTACTTTCTTAAAGAATTCGTCCTCTCCATCGGAAGTGTTTTTTCTCGTTTGCTCCCAGATGCGATCTCTCGTTGATTGCCTTGCCTGTTCCCTAGCAGCATCTGGCATATATTCACTGGTATCAGGGATGAATCCCATTTTTTCGCCAAGTCCTCGAATACTATCAGCCGTGTCAAGAGATCCAGTTGCGGCGCCCCTAAGCATAGACTTAGCATACTCGGCAATAGTCGGAAGGAATGGCCTTTGCTCGCTGTTAACTTTTGAAAAATCCATTCCGCCCATCAGATCGCCTTCGTAATCTTGAGCTAAAATGCCGGGTTGTTCTACTCGTCGTCCCAGTAATTCTGTAGATATGGCAGGATTAATGCTTGGTGTTCCGCCTCCAGATCCTCCCAAGAAATCATTGGCGAGTGCATCAGTTGCAAGTATTCCTCCAGCTCCAGCGGCAGATCCTCCTGCAACATTTTTTCTATTATTGGATCCGGCAGTTGACCAATCAGCTGTTCCAAATCCTCCCGACTTTTCAACAATGGCATCTCTTGCGTCATTTGCGGTTATCCTCCCCTTTTTGTGCATATCCCAAATATTTTCTACAGCCTGTACGTTCTCTGGTGTTTTAAACGTCCTAGGAAACATGGTGCGAGCTGTATCCCAAGTTATAGATTGCATTTCCCTTGGCATTATACCTGCCTCTTTAGCAGCCATCCTTGCGGCATCAGCGTGTAAGCCATATGTCCCACGAGCGCCAGTCAAATTAGTGCTACCAGCTCCACCTCCTGAACCAAAATTAGCTTTTACTGCCGATGATTGACCACTAAGTGGCTTCATCATTGAAGCGGCAACGGCGTGTGTGTCAATAGTAACATCACCAACAAATGGATTGTTTAGCGCATAACGTGGGTCAACAATGTTGTTGTAAAAGTTTCTAACTTTGTGAGCATCGCCCATCTGTGAACTTATGCCCTCAGGTGTTGGATTTTCAATAACGTTAATTGCTTTTCCAATTTCTGTGTTACTGCCCCATCCCATTTTTGCTGGCTTACCGTCTTTTGTTAACGCTTGCCCAACAATGTTCCCGGTTGGATCTGATAGGTAGTAATCTGGGCTGTTGTACGTTTTGTCCATAGCACGGACATACATTGCTTTTTGATTAGTAGTTAATTCATTAAACGGTACGCCAGATTGTATTATCTTGATGTCGTCATCGTACTTAGTATTCTTCTTGCCAAATAGCGGATCAGTCTTCTTTTTAACAATTTGCTGATAAATGTTGTTCAACTCTTTATGAGCGTCTTTAGGAAGCGATTTACCTTGAGCTTGTCTATGAATGCTTAACACTCGATTGGCCAAAGAAACGTTTTTGTTCCAATCCATCTGCGGAGACAATGAAGCAATGACTCCTGCGGATGTCTCGTTTGAGACATCGTACTTTTTGGCCAACTCTTGCGACGTTTTATTTGCCCCAAGATACCAATCTCTAGATGCTTCCCTTATTTCTTTTGGAGCATTGTTGTATAGCCACATAAGGTTTTCAGCTTCAGCTTCCATAGCAGCAGTTGCTTTTCCCTCTGTAGATTTAGCTTTGGTGCGAAAATAATTATCATCTGCTAATAAGCCAACATTTTTTTCGTATATTGCTGGCGCGACTCTCATCGCATCTTGATTTATAACCAATCTTGGATCATTTTTATTCTCAATTGGCAATCCAGCACGAGTAAGCGCCTTTTCTTTTGCTTGAGGAAGTCGTTGCGATATTCTTTGACCGCTCGTTGCAAGATCCCATAAATTAGTAATAATTGCTTGCTTGCCCATTACGCCAATCCTTTTAAGTTACGCCTTATTGGTTCGCCCCAGCTCTGCGACTGTGGCTTGTATCCAATCGCCAAGTAGCGCATTGCATCTGCGCCGTGTGACGTCCAGTCATGCCTCGGCCTGCCTCGCCACGTCCTGCCCCTCTCATCAAAGTCTCGCTGGTATTGGCGCAATGATTCAATGCCTCGATCACACTTGCTATCAAACCAGCAACGGCCAATCATACTGCGAACGGCCTGTATTCCATCGTCAATCATTAGTTTTGGGGCAATCACTACCGGCCTGACATTAATCGTTTCAAGAGTTTCCAACCTCGACTTACCAGTTCCAAGCTCTCTAACTTGTACATCATGCGGAAGAATATGCGACTCATAAACGTATCCCTTGTCTTGCAGCACCTTGGCGTAATGGTCTAGGCCAACGCCAGAGTTTTCATAATAGTCAATCAGCCTAACCTCAGCCCCAACATATTGCGCAAACCATATCGCAGTTGAATCGCCAATTCCTAAGTCCCAAGAAGTGACAACGCCAAGTGCTTTATCATAAGGCACTGCACCTATTCGTCCACTATTAGTTGCCTCTTTCATTTCGGTGCCGTAGTACGCCCCGGTAATCGCCGCCTCAAAGCTACACTCAAACTCCTGCTCGTATCGATCTTCGCCCATCACTTTAAGTGACGCCTTCAGCTCCTCATCCGGCAGCAGCTCAGTCTCGCTTGCCTTATGCATCGCACAATACCAAGTCGAGTCATCTTGCGCCGCATGATAAACATCCCAGAACTCGTTCTTTCCCTTTGGCGTCCCGATAAACGTTGCCCGGCCTTGCCTATCTGATATGGCTGGCCTGATAACGCTAGACCACGCATTCATCGGGAAATCTGCCGGTTCATCTAAGCAGACCGCATCAAAGTACAAGCCTCGCATCGAGTCGGCAGTCTCGGCGCCAAACAGCCGTATCCTAGCGCCATTAGGGAAATCTATGCGCAGCTCTGTCTCATTGATCTTAATGTCTGGGATCGTAGACGTGAATTCTTTGCAATAATCCCACGCCACCGCCTTGGCTTGGCGATAGGTCGGGGCAATGTACGCCACTCGGACGTTTGGCTTATTGATTGTCAGCGCATCCTTGATCAAATCATTGATGGCTGCAACAGTCTTGCCGCACCGCCGATGAGCCACCAAGCAGGCAAACCTGTTTGTTCTATTGTGGAACGGGAGCATCACGTCCCGAGGCGTGTACGGGATTGTTATCTCAGGCATAAAATATTAAAAAATCCGCCATCATTGCAAATGTTGAAAGAATACAACCAGCCACCATCAAAAATAAGAACTTATCCCAGTTACTCATCATCTTTCCCTTTCCATTTGATAATCATTGGGCCTCCACTCTCGCCAGTATGCTCGAGCATCTGCTTTTCGCCATAACGCTTAGGCAACAACTTGCTCGCAATCCATTTGTGAGCGTCCACTTTAAGCCGCGCCACGTTGTATGTGGCCGGGTCTGCTGCATACGCAATCTCGAGGATGTCTTCGGCTGCATATTCTTGCTGAGCGTTCTTCGCTCGCGCGTACTTGGTGCGAATGTTTTCGTGCCTGTACATCCACCGATAGAATGTAGACTTATCTGGCGCCCAATCCTCTTCCTTGCAGATTCGATTCAATGATCGACCTGCCGCCAACTCCTCGCAAATACGATCCACCAACTCATCGGAGTGATCAGTTGGCCTGCCCATTTTCACTTCTTCAGTCATCTTAAAAATCCCTCTCATTTATCGGATCATTTTGCCCGCAGAAAAAGCGGAATGGAACCTGTCTATTCTAGACAGGGTTCCGTTCATTCCGTTTGTCTACATCTGCCAGAAGTCATTCCGTTTTTCAATTCCGTTTCTAGTTAAGTTGTTGATTAATATACAATTAAAAACGGAAGACAATTCTGATTCCGTTGATTCCGTTCATTCCGTTTGTTCTGGCGCTTTTGTAATAACTGTTTGATTTCATTGTATTAACAAACGGAATTTGACTCCAATTCCGTTTGATTCCGTTTGGTTCCGTTTAGCCCTCATTTGAGTCCCCAAAATCTATGATTAAACTGGCTGATTTTGCCGACCATCCACCGCCATATATCTCAATATAATCGGCATCCAAGAGCATTCCTATCAAGGTGCCGGTTGATGGCTGTAATTCTCTTTTGGCCGTCCCCTCGGTAAATCCCAATTGATTAATTTGGTAATCAAGCAATGCACTGCGAGTTAAGAATGGCCTCTTTTGATCGTCCCGATCCCTGTTGTTATGATGCCACGCTCTCTCAAACCGTCTACGTTTCTCTTCAATTTTTGGTACCTTCTTCTCCATCTTAACAGGCTGGCTGACTGAATCCAACACAACCGATGACACCTGATCGCCATCCTCATCACGCCAGCCTCGGATATCGACCTTCTTTAAGTCAAAGAATAAGCTCTCCTGCATCTCGGCATCCTTCATCTTTCTTTGGATTACCTCGATTGGGCCTCCGTTCTTGCCCGGCTTCACGCTAATCTCTATATCAAGCGCCCCTCGCCACGCACTGGATCCTCTGGCGCGATGCTGTGCCTCATCCGATACGCCTGTGTGATGCACCAGTATGACGGTACAGTCGAACTCTTCCATGAGTAAGGCGCATGAGTCCAGCATTGTCTTGGCGTCTTGAGCCGAATTTTCGTCACCTGCGAGAAACCGATGAAGCGTATCTACCACGATAGCTTTTGGCCTTTGATGCTCTGGCAATGCTCGGACGTTATCAATAATCTTTACCAAGCCCTCTGTTGTATTCAAATCGGTTCCGGTCTTACTCATCCAGAAATCAATATGCTCAACCTCATCGTGCTGCATCCATGCTGCAACTCTGGCGCGTAATCCGTAATGCCCTTCTCCGGCCAGATAGACGACTGGAGCGTGTTTGGTGCGATTACCACACCAGTCTCGGTTCTCCATCTCTGTGGCGGCCATTCTGAGGCACCAGTCAAGCACTAGGAACGTCTTGCCTGAGCCAGATGGCCCATGAACCATGACCAATCCGCGAGTGAGCCAATTCTTAATGTCCCAACTCATTGGCGCTGGCTGCAACGAAAACTCATTTGCATCGACCAGCCAGTCCAGCTTAATTTCTTGAGGTTCGAGTAGCGCGGCCAAGTCATGACCAGCCAAGAGGTAGTCATTAGCATCCATGCCGTCCAAGGGGGGGAGGACAACGTGAACGCCAAACTTAGCCGAGGATTGGTCGGCATAACTTTTGCCCACGCCACTCGAATCGTTATCTGCCACGACGATTATACGCTTTGATCCGCCGTGACGCTCCCTGAGTTGCCCTGCAACACTGGGAATATTAGATGCTGAGTAGGCCACATAACAGGCAACGCCAGTAGCCTCATAGATCGTTGCGGCAGTTGCATAGCCCTCTGCAATATAGATGTGAGACTCTTCGTTCGAGCCAATGCGCCAGAACGATCCGCCAGTTTTACCGCCCGTATGGTAGAGCTTAGAACCAGTGTCGCCAGTGATATATTGGAGCGTCGTCATCTCGCCATCATCATTAAATAGAGGCACTATGAGCCGCCCATCTCCTGTGAGTCTTGCGCCATTTGGCTTAATTTGCTTTTTGACCAGATATGGGTGATCACTGTTAGCCTCGGCACTGTCGGCCCAGATACGCTCAACGACTTCTGAGACGTTATCTCGCATCAGTTTCTCGGATTCCTCACGCGCTTGCCTTGCCTCCTCCATTTTTCTCGTGAAGGCCATCTTTTCATGCGGCGAGAGGTCACGCCCAATGTTGGCGACCCAAGTGTATTCGACGCCGAATCGCCAGTCCCCAAATTTACCCGCAGGGATACCATTATCGCCAAAAGCAACATACCAGCCCGACTTATCGCCGTGACCGCCACGCCCTTTGCTACCTGATTTGAAACGGTGAATTTTGCCATCGAGGATAACCTCCGTTGGTGCCTCTAGCCCTGCATCAATGATTGCGTTCCGAAGTTGGACTTCAGGTGGATCGATCAAACGCTTACTTCCATCCCCCCAGATGCTGTCCAAATTATTAGCCACAGAGACATTTGCTCGGTGATGTGTCGGCAAAGTAATCGATCAAGCGATTAACCGTTTTTATGCTCGGATCACAATCCTTATTCTTGACGATAGACCGCAACGTTGAGTAGCCGATGTTGGTGCGACGGCTGATCTCGCGCAGGTTTCTATCGGACAATAAAACCTGTATTTCTTTAACTTCCATGTGATTCTCCAGTGTGATGACGTTTTTTTTATAGCTTAACGAAAAAAAAGAACTAAATCAATTTAAATTCTCCAGTTGATGACTCGTAATCTGCAATTTTCATATTTAAATTGTGCAATTGATCACTCAACTTTCTTTCTAACACAATTGATTCTTTAAGTTTCTTAACATTTTCTTGAATATCTTCCTCTCGAATTTCGAGGCCGACAGAAATTAGTGCATTATCAATCGCCGATTTTTTCGACATTGGTTTTGGATAACAATATAAATACCCATGTTGTCTTGGATACTTTTTGCCGTCGATCACAATGGTGATAAGCCACCGATTACCATCATCCTCTATATGTTTTTTTGTCACTTTGAATATGCTTGTCTTCATTATTTTCTCCTAATCGTAGTGACCATCCCTGAGCAGTTCCTCGTGCATATCGAACTCGGCTGAGAGTCGGCAAATTTCCTTAATGGTTAGGCCAAAACGTCGTGAGACGTAATCGTATGCTTTTTCAAGATCGTCGTAGCGCATTTTGGCAAGACTTAAATGGGCGCTGATATCGTGGTGTAAATCGGTAATC